TGAATTTCCCCTTTAGCATTTGATACTAAACCATCTAATATATGATTTTTTATTTCCATTGATTTACTTACTGTACCATCTGATTCTATTTGCATTATTTCACCTTATCCTACAAACTTATCGCCAGGTGTCCAAGAACATCCTGTCAATCCACCGGCTCTCAAAGCTTCTAGTGTTCTAATTACTTCATCCACATTTCTTCCTGTATCTAATGCATTTACAGATACATGTTGAATATTGTTTGCTTCATCACATATATAGGTTGCTCTTAAACATACTCCATTTTCTTCATCAGCAATACCTAACTCTTTTGATAATGTTAATCCTGTATCAGCGATTAAAGGATGTCTAATATCTTTAATTAAATCATTATTTTCACGCCAATTTAATTTACAAAACTCATTATCACCACTAAAGCCAAATACTTCTACATTTTCAACATCAACTAATTTATCAAAGTCTTTAATTTCTGTTGGACATATAAAAGTAAAGTCTTTAGGATAGAAATAATAAACTTTCCATTTATTATCTAATACCTTTTCTATATTTTCACTTGTACTATTAACTGTTCCTAAACTTTTATCAGGCATACATGCTTCTAACTCAAATTCAGGAAAAGGTTCATTTACTCCATACATGTTTTTTATATCTCCTATTACTATTTATTAGTGTCCACCTTCTTCTTTTGAAGATGGATAAACCGAAGGTCCTTGAACATGAGATTTTGTAAACTCTGGATAAGCATCCAAGCCACATTCTGATAAATCAACTCCTTGTTCTTCTTCGTGTTCTGATACTCTTAATCCGAATATCATTTTTATTAAAAACCAGACTATTAAACTTGTTATAAATGTCCATAAAAATATAACAACTGTTCCATATAACTGTGCTTCTATTGAACCACTTGTAAATGAAACTGCTAATAGTCCCCATATACCTGCCGTACCATGTGCTGATATAGCACCGACCGGGTCATCTAATCTCATTCTATCTAGTGATATAATTGAGAAGACTACTATAACACCACCAACTGCACCTATTAATAATGCAAGACCTGGTGTTGGCGCCAATGGTTCTGCTGTTATTGATACAAGACCTGCAATCGCCCCATTTAATGCCATTGTTAAGTCTGATTTACCAAATAAAACTTTTGATAAAATCAATGCACCCATAACACCACCTGTAGCCGCCAAGTTAGTGTTTACAAATATCATAGAAACAGCATTTGCCTCTACAACATTTGAAATCATTAATTCTGAACCGCCATTAAATCCAAACCAACCTAACCATAATATAAATGTACCTAATGTTGCAAGTGGTAAATTAGCACCTGGCATAGCCTGTACTTTACCATCAGAACTATATTTTCCTGCTCTTGAACCAAGAATTAAAACTCCTGTTAGAGCCGCTGTTGCACCACATAGATGAACAACTCCTGAACCAGCAAAATCTAAAAATCCTGCTTCATCTAAAAATCCTCCACCCCATTTCCAATAACCTTGTACTGGATATATTATACTGGTCATGACTACACAAAATAGTAGGAATGGCCATAGTTTCATTCGTTCTGCAACTGCACCTGATATGATTGAACAGGCGGTTGCTACAAATACAACTTGAAAGAAATGGTCTGCTATACCTGAATAGTAAACATCACCACCACTTTTTAAAACTGTTTCTGTTGTATTGTCTGCACCCAAGAAAAATGATAAATCAGGTATGACACCTGTTCCACCACCTGGATACATAAGATTATATCCTACTATCATGAACATTATACACGATATAGAATATAATGCTATATTTTTAGTAAGGATTTCAACTGTGTTTCTTGCTCGGACTAGACCTGATTCTAACATTGTAAAACCAGCAGCCATCCACATGACAAAAGCACCCATAACTAAAAAGTAGAATGTATCTAGAGCGTATGATAGCTCTATTATTGTATTTTCCATTGATATATTTCTCCCATAATTATTTCATTATTATATACTATTTTCAATTCTTTGTCAATGCTGGTCGTGATAATTGCCTAGACATAAAGTATACCATATATTGTTTTTTTCTAGGTATTCTTTAATTTCTGGCCATTCTTCTTCGGTAATTTGATAGGATTCCCACTCGGTAGGACTTTTATATACATTTAATCTCATGATATATCATTCTATACATTACCTTTATATCGGTCTTCATCATTCTCATTCCATTCGTGTATCTGACTTAACTTCAATCTAATTTCATCTGGACTTAATTTTGCCAATTCCTCTTCTGATAAAGATTCCACAAATTGTTCATATTCCCTTTCTTTCTTCCAAATCTTTTTCTGTTTTGCTAGTATTCTTGCAACTTCTTCATTTGCACTTTCAGGATTTCCTTCAACGGTTTCTCCTATTTTCATTCTTCTTTCTCTTAATGAGATATTTGCTGATATTAACATTAATACTGCGACCGGGTCAAATACAAATATTAATATTATAATAATGATTCGTACTGCTTCATCAAAATAATCTTCTGCCTTATCACCATATATAAATTCTGCAACATATTTGATAGGACCTAAATCTGCTTCTAATTTTAATTGTTCTGTTCTTATACCTGCTTTCTTATCTGATAATTCATTAATCTTATTTAAACTTTCTTCTATCGTTTCTTCTAATGATATTCTTTCTTCTTTCTGATTATTTCTTTCTGTTATTGCTCTTTGTGAACTACTAGTAAAGAAACTAGTTTCTTCTGATTGAGTTTCAATTAAATCGTCCATTCTTGTTAATTGTTTTTGTGAACGGTCTATTGTTTTTTGTCTTTGTTCTATTTGTTCATCTAAAATCTGTATCTGTAATTTATTATTATTTTCCGGTACAACTTGGTCTAAATGTGCTTTAGAAAGGAATCCAAAAATTCCTACTGAAGTTATAAAAACTAAAACAACTACGGCACTTGTTAAATAATATTTTATTGATTTAGGTAATAATGGATTATTCCAATTATTATATAACCAACTTGCCATTACAAGTTTACCGATTTCTAATGCACCACCCATTATAATAATTGCTGTAGCAGCTCCAGCAAATAAAGCTGCTAACCCAATAATTGAGTATGAAGCTGCTATAATGGAAATGAATATTCCTGATATTAATGTTAGATATGTTAAAAACATATTATTATTTATAATAGGTTTTTATGTCTTTCAGGACCTTAATAACTCTTTCTTGATAATCTGGAGTTTCACTATATCTGTCTAATGTACTAATTAATTTCATAGAGTCCAATTCTTTGTCTTTGACTAACATATATGTTCTTAATCTTCTAAATTTATAGTATGCTTCATGATTATTTAATAAATCATAATATTCTCTTACACTATCACATTTAGTATTAAAAACTCTATACATGACTTTATTATTCGCTTTAGCGTGTGCATGTGGAACTGATTCTTTAAATGTTTTTATTCCAAATAAATTATTCGTTTCTACTGCTACTCTACTTTTGCCCCAACCAGATTCCAATACAGCTTGTGCCACTACCATGTCTTTTGGTATCCTTTTATTCCTTGGTGTTGATGTATTTACTAAATCTATACATGAACTTAATCTTTGTACAAATTCCTCTTGATTTGAATATTTAAAACTAGGTTCAGGAAAATCTCTCATAACATAATTATTAGGATTGAAAGTTCCTATTGAGTAAACAACTGCTGTATAAGCTGCCCCAACTAGTATTTGATATAATATATTTAATATCTTTTTAATTATATGCATATTCCATCCGTTTGTTCATCCCTTGGATAAGCGATATAATGATAACCACCAACATTATCTGGTAATTTTCTAGTATAGAAATATAAACCTGATGATAGTTTACCTAATTCTTTTCGTATTCTTTCTTCTTGTTTTTCTGTTAGATTATCAGATAAATCTTGCCCCCAATTACCAGTATAGTAAACTATATGGTCATCATTACCTGAATTTTTGATAAATTTTTTTAAGACTTTTGGAATGTCTAGTATTTGTTTTTTTAATTGTATGTCAATATCTTTACTCATAATATAATCTCCTTTTTTTATTTTTATTAACTCACTTCTTTGACTTCCTGCACAACACATTTTGGTATTATTGTGGAATTACCACATTCATCAATAGTACCATCTTCTTTAAAATTAAAATCACTAACTAATCTAATTACATCTTCTTCATCACTAATAAGAAAACCTGTACTTAAACATCTAGGTAATTTTTCTTCTTTTATATCTTCTATACTTCTCCATGATGAATCAGATTGAATATCAATCCAAATTACATGTACAAATCTATATGGTATTTTTTTAATCGCTCTCATTCTATTACTCCTGCCAAAATGGTTTACCAAATAATGTTTTTCTCTTTTCCTCTTTCCTCTTTTCTCTTTTTATTTTCTCTAATTCTTTTTGATAATAATCTTTTGTCCAACCATCATTGTATTCACAATTAGCTTCTCCTCTAACCCATGCTTCCCATTGTTCTTCATCTAAAAAATATTTTTCATCAATTTCCATTTATCAACTCCTTAACTTTAACTAAATTTTTATATTCTAAAACATTATTAGTCATACTGTTAATTGTATTTTTAAATAAATCTATATATTCATGTTTTAAATGAAATATGAAAGATAAAGGGTAAACTTCAACATCTATAAAGAAAGCTGCTGTGTCTTCATCTACTGTTTTTGTTCTTTCGTGTTCAACCCTAAAATATAAATCATTTAAAGATTTAAAATCTGGTTTAATATAACTAGGGTGATTACTTAATGATTTAAGTGGCGATATGCCCCATGTATACCTATGAAAACTTTTACCACTTGTCATAGAACGCCATATGCCTTCACTTGCCTTTAATAACATTTCATTATCTGCAACAGGTTGATGAACTTCTGCCAATGTCATACCTTTAACTTTACCAGGATTCCAACCACTTGCCATTGCAACAAAAGCTGCCTCAACTTTACCTTTATGCATAATTATTATATCATCAGGTATTTCTAAACCCATGTCTATAATATCATAAAAAGGTTCATCATCTAATTGCATTGCTCTAGATGTTTTTTCAACTAAACATTCTTTTTTTGCTAAATCAGATTCAAAAGCAACTTCATCCCCTAATGAATTAAACTCTTGTCTTCTTTGTTCAAAAGCTTCATCAGTATAGGGTTTAAAAATAACATCATTTACAGGTGCAAATCTAGGATTTGTTGTATATGGTGTTTGTACTATTTCTTTTATATTCACTATTCACTCCCACATAATATATTAATTATTTTATTCAGGTTTCATAAAGTCATCATTCCAACCAAATGCTTCTTTAACAACAGCTGCTGTAAGTCCTTTATAAACCTGATGTAAATTTTTATCTTTTACATGATTTAATAAATTTGCTTCATCTTTAAATAGTCCTTCAAGTATTTGTATGAATAATGTTTCCTTTCTTGTTTTAGAAAGTGTATTATCTCCACCTTTAATAAAGTGCCATAACTTACTTGATTCAGCTTCAAGAACTGTATGTTCTGTTCCTATAGGTGCTCCATTTTCCATGAAAGGTGGTGTACCTTTAGGCAAATCCCATTCTATTTTAGGGTCAAATGCCCCTTTTAGGATTCTTCTTAAACCAGGTGTATCATTTTCTTTTAAAATATTTACTTTTACGTCTTTAGTTTTTGCATTATTAACTTTAGTAAATATTTCACTAAAAAGCAATTTACCTGTACCAGCCGTACTTGCTAAGGATTCCATAGCTTTAGGTGGTATTAAATTTGGATTTTGCTCTGCCATAATTTACTCCATATTAAAAGTCATTAATATTACTCATTAATGATTTCAGTTTATTATCTATAAAATACTGTAATAGTTTGGACCTATTTGGTATTTCATATGTTCTATACCTATTTATAATGTTTTCCTGCAACTGAATAGGTATCTCCTCTAAATCAATCAACTTCTTATTTCGTTGATAATTTAATCTTGTTATACTACCAAGGGGTATATTGTCTAATTTAGACCATTCTTCCAATCTTTTCTTATGAATAGGTTGTTGTTTAATACCGGCAACAAATACATTATCATCACTTAATATATTTGGTATACCATCTGAACGGTCTCCCTTAATAATTTGTTCGTGCAAAAATACAATAGGGTCTTCATCTGTGCCTACGAATTTTTTTTGAATAGGACTGTATTGTTTGACCTTATCATACTTTTGCAACTGAATAAAATCTTTATCTCCTGATACTATCATTACTGGTTCTTTATTATGATTAGCGTCCCTACATAATACAGCAATAATATCATCTGCTTCTGCTTTTTCTACATGTAAAACCATGTATGGAAGATTTTGTGATATTTCATCTTTAACTTCCATAATTATATCAAATAAATCAATCCATGTATCTGGATTTTCTTCTCTAACTTGTCTTCTTTGATATTTGTAATTTGGGAATAATTCTCTACGCCAAGGGTCTGAAGCGTCCGAACATAAAATTTGTTGTCCATACTCCTTTTTAAATTTCAAATTATATCCACGAATTGAATTTAAAACCATGTGTCTAAACATTGCAATATTAGGCATTTCACGACCTTTAGTTTGTGCCATATAATTTGAAATCAATACTTGGTTTAAATCAACTAAAATCATTTATCATCATCCGGTGGTAATTCAATATCAGGTTCAAATTCAACATCTATTTCTGATTTAAAAATATTATTTGGACCATCATCTATATATCCTGCTTCTTCAAAATCTAATTCTAATTGTCTTTCTCTCATAGGAGTTATATGTTCATCATTTACTATATCGCTTCTTTCTAAAACTTTACTGTAATTAATAACTGGAGCAGGATTACCAGTTTTATCTCTTACAGTACTAACTATTTTATCTACTAATATTTGAGATATATGAGTATATCCAAAATCTCTATAAATCATACCTCTAATTATATCTGTAAGAACTGCCAAATCAGCATAAAATGATGGTCTATCAATCTTCATCGCTAAATCTACAAAATTTTTAATTAATTGAATTGCTAAATCATCTACAACTCCTTCAACAAATTCTGCTGTTTGAGATTTCCTTAATTCATCACCAATTTCTGCTTTATTTTTAGGACTTGATTTAAATGTAATCATATCATCTAAATTTACTTGTTCACCTTCTTTATTACGAAATGGTAAAACATTATCTTTAGGTGTTTTATTATCTTTATCGCTCAATGATTTCTCCTTTAAAATTAACTAATCCTTTATCATCAAAATATTCTATTAACTGATGATAACCACCAACTAATTCATCATCTATTTTAATCTGTGGCATTGTTCTTACTTGTTTGCCTATGTCTTTTAACATATCATCAACTGATTTAAAATCTTCTAATTTCTTTTCAGTATAATCAAGGCCAAGCTTGTCCATAAGTGTCTTGGCCTTGGAACAATATATACAGTTTTTCTTACTGTACAATATCACCTTCATCTGTATCTCCAAAGTCCATAATTTCCCATGCTTCTTGAGCTGGTGATTTATCATTATTTGTCTGATTAGCGTCCATTACTTCTTCAGGTGTATAATTATACATTTTGTTCATAGGACCCATTGGTAATTTAACACCAACAAATGCTCTATAATTACCTGCCGTTGTTAAGGTAACATCTTGTTTAAAAACTTCATATCCTCTAACAGCAGTTTTATCTATATTATTTACTAATACACTTTCTACTTCTGATATAACTTTTTTATTTCCGCCTTTTCCAACTTCAGTAGTATATTGTTTTGAGTTTTTACTCATTTTACCATTAACTGTATCTGCTATTTCAGCTTTGGCAATCATTTTTGCCTTCTCAATAGCAAGATTCAAGTCAGGTGAAACTGAAGTACCTGCACCGAATAAGCACAAGTCTTCTTTGTCTGAACTACATGGTTGTATAGTAGAATAATCCGCCATAAACCATTTAGGTACTTCCGACATTACTTCTCCTTGTTCACTCTTAATTGAGTATGTTGGAGAAATCGTACTACAACTTGCTAAAGTCATAATACCCAATAGTATTATAAAGTTTTTCATGTTCACACTCCTTTCATAATATCTAATAATTTTTCTAATCCATTACTTACTAAAGCAACAACTTCATGTTCTTCCATAAAGAAAGCAATTTCAGCCATTGCATCCGTACTGAATAAGATTATAAATGTTAAAACAATAATAATAGTATTTTTTATCATTTTACCTCCCATTTTCCGTTTTTATCTAAACATACTGTTCCAAAAGTTTTGAAAGCATGATTAGGCCTACTGTACTCACGACAGTATTCCGGTGTACTACTATCACGGTAGTAAAATTCTGAAAACAATTCCCAATAACCTGGGGTATCAAAATTTTTTCTACCATCAGCACACTCTAGAATCTCTTTTTTGACCACTTTATTGCCTTGTTGTTCTATAACAACTTTAATATAACAATGTTGTCTATCTAATTCTTTTATCTTTGGATATGAAACTGGTTCTGCCATAGCTGATGACCATATAAAAACCCATGACATTAAAATCAATTTCATGAATAATAAAAATCCTTGTTCATTATCATTCACAATCCGGTTCCTCTGGTGATACATTTGATGGAACAGCCACAATTTCAGGTTCTTCATCTGTTATTACTTCATCAGCAACTGTTATTTTAATAACTTCTTTGCCGTCCACATTGAATGTTATTGTTTTAGGTTCTGCATATACAGAATAACTTCCTAATAACATTATTATCATAATTAAATTTTTCATTTAATGAATACTCCTCTTTTATAATTTATCATTAACATGAATCGGTTCCCATTCTGGATGTAATCCCATTCCTCTTGGTTTCTCAACATATCTTCCATCTGGCATTTTACATGCAACTCCCATATGGGTTTTTCTATTTACACCACCAATTCCAGGTAATGGCCATTGATTTTTAATGCTGTATGTACCTTCATAAGATGTACATATAATAGGTCCTTCTTTCCAACTTGATGATATTTTAATACTTCCATGACTTCCTGTTTCTTGATTAAACCAATTAGTGTAAGATTGTCTTCCTGGTCCATTTTGCAAATGGTCTACAAATGTTGCATAATGTACATCATAATCTGAATTATACATTATATCTGCACCTGCAAGACCACCTGCTAAACTGCATATTGCGATAGCATATGGGTCATCTATACCCATTTCAAGACACGTTAAAGTAGTCATTGTTGCACCCATACCGGCGCCTAAATGTGAACGACTAGCACAATTTGTTAAGGATAATGTTAAAAGTAAAACAACTAATAAATTAATTGATTTTCTTTTTTGTTCTTTTGTATTTACTTGTATCATTTGCTATCTCTCTACATAATGTTTGTATATCTTTTATCATAAAATCAACATCTATCTTCCTTGTCTTTTTCTGATTTCCATATTTCATTTCGTGTAATTGTTTTGATTTCTGATAAATAACTTCTACTTTTCCTATCATTTCACTTATTTTGTGATACATGGTTGACCTCCAAAAAAAGGGGCGACCCGAAGGCCGCCCAGGTTTAAATTAAGAGTTATAAGCAAAAGGTGTACCGTAAAGTGCTTTT